ACGGAGGCAATTCGCAAAAACCTTGGTTTAAGAGAACTCGGTACCAGCGGTGAAAAGATCCCCCTGTTGAGCACGGCTAACACATGGAGTGCGCGCCAGACTTTCAACGGCGGGATCACCGGGGCGCTGACAGGGAACGCCGATACCGCGACGAAATTGAAAACAGCCAGAAACATTAATGGCGTCAGGTTCGATGGTTCTGGTGACATTAATATCAATACTCTGGTATCACGCGGTCGCGTAACGGCCTTGGAGGCGAATGCACAGGGAACATCCGGGATTCAGCTGTATGAGGCATACAACAATGGCTACCCTTCCCCCTATGGCAATGTGCTTCACCTTAAAGGTGCCACCGCTGCTGGCGAAGGTGAGTTATTCATTGGCTGGAGTGGCACGAGTGGTGACCATGCGCCAGTACATATCCGTTCGCGGCGGGATACTGATTCTGCCAACTGGTCTGAATGGGCGCAGGTCTATACGTCAAAAGATTCAGTTCCCGGCGTCAATGCTAAAGGGAATCAGGACACCTCTGGTAATGCGGCTACAGCGACTAAATTGCAGACAGCACGTACTATTAACGGTGTCTCGTTTGATGGTTCTAAAAATATTGAGCTAACGGCGGAAGATTTAAATTTACAGGAATTCATTAATAAAGCAAATAATGCCGTTCAGCGTTCAGGCGATATCTTGTCCGGCGGGCTTACTTTTGAAAATGACTCAATCCTTGCCTGGATTCGAAATACTGATTGGGCGAAGATTGGTTTTAAAAATGATGCCGACAGCGATACTGATTCATTCATGTGGTTTGAAACAGGCGACAACGGCAATGAATATTTCAAATGGAGAAGCAAACAAAGCACTACAACAAAAGACCTGATGAATCTTAAATGGGATGCTTTGTATGTTCTTATCAACGCCATTATAAATGGCGAAGTAATATCAAAATCAGCAAACGGCCTCCGTATTGCTTATGGTAATTACGGGTTTTTTATCCGTAATGATGGTTCAAATACATACTTCATGTTGACAAACTCCGGTGACAACATGGGGACTTATAACGGATTAAGACCATTATGGATTAATAATGCCACTGGCGCAGTTTCTATGGGACGCGGACTTAATGTTTCAGGAGAGACGCTTTCAGACCGTTTTGCTATTAACAGCAGTAATGGTATGTGGATTCAGATGCGCGATAACAACGCTATCTTTGGGAAAAATATAGTTAATACAGATAGCGCTCAGGCGTTGCTTCGCCAGAATCACGTTGACCGCAAGTTCATGATAGGTGGACTGGGGAACAAGCAATTTGGCATCTACATGATTAATAACTCAAGGACAGCCAATGGCACCGATGGTCAGGCGTACATGGATAATAACGGTAACTGGCTTTGCGGTTCGCAAATTATCCCAGGTAATTATGGCAACTTTGATTCCCGCTATGTAAGGGATATCAGGCTTGGTGGCGCATCATCATACAAACCTGCAAATAATGGCACAACATGGACCCATCAGGCACCGTCAGGTTGCGTTTATTCCGGCATTATTGTCCAGGATACCGGTTCAAACTCTGCCGATAACATTGGTGGCGTATATTATAGACCGGTACAGAAATATATTAACGGAACATGGTATAACGTGGCACAGGTTTAAATTTATGCAGCATTTGATCAATATAACAGCGGGTAATCCAAAAACAGTTGAGCAATACCAGCTGACGAAACATTTTGATGTCATCTGGTTTTTTACAGAAGACGGTAAAAACTGGTATGAGGAACAAAAGAACTTCCAGGATGACACGATAAAATTAGCGTATGACAAAGATAACATCATCCGCTATGTGGAAAAGGATGTAACAGCTATCAGACCGGATGGATTAAGTGTTGTTGAAGTGCCGGATATTACTGCTAACCGACGTGCCGACATTTCAGGTAACTGGATGTTTAAGGATGGCGCAGTTATTAAACGTATTTATACGGCAGAGGAATTACAGCAGCAGGTAGAAAATCAGAAAGCTAGACTTCTTGCTGATGCTGAATCAGTCATTCAACTACTAGAGCGTGCAGTAAGGCTGAATATGGCAACGGATGAGGACCACAGCCGACTGGAAGCATGGGAACGCTACAGCGTTCTTGTAAGCCGCGTGGATACGGCAAAGCCAGAATGGCCACAAAAACCTGAGTAAAAAATAAGGCCCGATAACGGGCCTTTTCTCATTCTGGTTGTTCGGGAAACGTTACTGGCAGGATGGAGGTATCTGTAGATTCTACTTTCTGCGCATATAGCATCCACGCGGTTAATTTCTGTTTATTCTCATCGGAAATGATGCCCAGCCGTAGCTGTGAGTCCCACAGTTGGGTTTTATCCCTGACAAGTTGCAATAGGCTTTGCTTTTCATTTTCAGCTTGTTGCCTCTGTTCTTCCTCGGTATAAGTTCGCTTTATCACTACGCCATCTTTGAACATCCATTTACCAGAAATGTCAGCACGGCGATTTGCTGTAATATTAGGTAATTCAACGACGCTTGCGCCTTCTGGATTAATTGCTGAAACATCCTTTTCAATACAAATAATAACGCCGTTATGGTCATAGACCATTTTCAAAGTGTCTGGCTGGAAATTCTTTTGTTCCTCATACCAGTTTTTTCCATCATCTGAATAAAGCCATTTGATGTTAAATTGCTTTGTTAGCTGGTATTGCTCTTTTGTTTTAGGGTTGCCAGCAGTAATGTTTTTTAAGTGCATCATCGTTAAATACTCCCCGCGTTATACCACGTCCCATTAATGCAATACTGAATTGGCCTTGCCTGAGTTGTATCAATCAATTCATCACGGTTTCCGTTAACTGAACCCGTAACGACATAACCTGACCTGTCAGACCAGCCGGGACCATTCCATGTCTGAACAGATGACAGACCGCCAAGGCGAATACCTGTAATAAACCTTGAGTTACATTCTGCCTGCGTGTATGCACCAACATCTCCCGCAGAGGGTTTGCGGGTCGTGGTGTAAAACTCTGACCAGTCAGCCTCAAATCCATAACCATCACGCGCTGAACGATAATAAATACCGCCGTTCTTATAATTCACGCGGAACTGAACAGCCGGACAACTACCAGCTCCCATATAAAAATGAAGAATTAACGTAGATGCTCCACCAATATTTGCGTTATAAACCCCGCTAATTGAGTTCCATCCAACAGCTTTGTCATTTCCAACTGTGCTTCCTGTCTGCCCTAAAGCAAATGCAGGTTGCTGGTTTTTTGTGCTGTAGTCGCGCCGCCAGCCTGGGGCGTAATCTGCGCCATGGTTTATATAAGTAAATTGCGCATTAGTGGTGCCACCTCCGGTGGAAGTGCTTGGTGTTGTTACACGGATGGTCATGGCACCTTTATTACCCATAACCTCAATAACGCAACCTGCAAGATGAATAGTTCCACAGCCAGTATCGGTAATAATTTTATTATTGCCGTATGACCATGAACATTTGCACATCCAGTATGGGTGATTGAATGCCCCTTGAGAATCCAGCCATTCAATCAATTGTGCCGTCGTCCAGTTTCCTGCACCTGTGCTAATAGCACCATGAAAAGAGCGGCAAGCACCTATTGTTTGCGTAAATTTATCTTTGTTTGGAATATCTGCGCCGTTCTGGTTTTTCTGCAATGATCCAGCGGCTAATTCTACGGTTTGCTCAAGATTTAAATCTTCCGCCGTTAGCTCAATATTTTTAGAACCATCAAACGAGACACCGTTAATAGTACATGCTGTCTGCAATTTAGTCGCTGTAGCCGCATTACCAGAGGTATCCTGATCCCCTTTAGCATTGACGCCGGGAACTGAATCTTTTGACGTATAGATCTGCGCCCATTCGGACCATGCCGCAGCAGTGCTATCTCTTTTGGATCGAATGAAAGCAGGTGCATGAGCGCCATTTGTGCCACTCCAGCCAATGAGCAACTCGCCTTCACCAGTGGATGCTGCTCCCTTCAGGTGAAGTACATTCCCGTAAGTCGTTGGATAACCATTGTTGTATGCCTCATACATCTGCAATCCAGTAGCAGCACCTTGCGTTGTACCGGTAAGCGCAGTAACGCGTCCTCTAGACGTAATTGTTGGTATCGAAATGTTCGTAGAACCATCGAACCTGACGCCATTAATGTTTCTGGCTGTTTTCAATTTCGTCGCGGTATCGGCGTTCCCTGTCAGTGCCCCGGTGATCCCGCCGTTGAAAGTCTGGCGCGCACTCCATGTGTTAGCCGTGCTCAACAAGGGGATCTTTTCACCGCTGGTACCGAGTTCTCTTAAACCAAGGT